CGCAGGGAATACATGAAAGCCCTGACGGCATTGCGAAAGGAAGCGTTGGACTGGTATTATCGGTACGCGAAAGAAAATGAAATATCTCTGGCTGATGCGAAAAGGGAACTCGATGCACGGGAGTTAAAAGCATTTCAACTGACATTAAAAGAATATATCAAACTGGCCAAGAAGAAAGACCTTCCACAAAAATATATCAAAATGTTGGATAAAGCTTCTATTCGCGCACGGTTGGACAGGAGCCAGGAATTATATATTAAGACATCGCGGTATGTTGAAGAACTGGCAAAATCGCAAAATCTAAGCATGCGTAGTTTGCTTTCTGAAGTATATGAAGACAGCGTTTACAAAACGGCGTATGAAGTGCAAAAATTGAAAGGCAAGTTTTCCACATTTAAGGAAGTAGCAAAGCAGGATATAGAAACTGCAGTATCCAAGCCGTGGGCAAGCGACGGTAAAGACTTTTCACAGCGGATATGGGAGAATAAAACGCAGCTCATGAATACCCTGCAGACAGAAATGACACGGTCTTTTATGATTGGTGAAGGCGTGGCACCGTTAATTAATCGGATACAAAAACGATTTAATGTATCGTTCAGCAATGCCCGTCGTTTGGTGGAAACGGAAACGGCCTATGTGCAGGAAAAGGCAATGCTTGATACTTACGATACATTGGACGTGGAACAATATCAGATACTGGCTGTACTGGATTTGAAGACATCGGACATCTGCCGGCACTTGGATAAAAAGGTGTTTGACCGAAAAGACGCCAAGCCAGGGATTACCATGCCGCCGTTCCACTGCTACTGCCGCTCTACGACGGTTCCGTATATTGAAGGCGTAACAGATGCTACAGAAGCAACGAGGGCGGCACGTGACCTATCAACAGGGAAGACGGTATTTGTTGAAGGTGATTTGCATTATGAGGAATGGTATAATAAATACGTAAAGAATACCGATACCGGGGCATTGACCAGGTTAAAAACCAGTAACGGAATTACTATTGCCAAGCTGTCTAAACACCAACAGGAAAGGGCAGATGTCCGCAAGCTCGATTTAGATGGTATTAGAGATGCATTGATAAATCCACTGCATATTGGAGAGGTCGTAGTAAAAGAAAATGGAAACTCGCAGAGATTTATCGGTGAAGCTACAACTGTGAATATAAATCCTGACACGGGGGTTATTATTACATCGTGGCCGACGGGTAAATCTCGCCTGAGGAAATATAAGAAAGGGAAATAAAATGATTCTACAGTATGAGTTTACTGAAAAAGAAAAAATATTCTTAAGGAAAATGCATTTCAGTTTTTCTGATGAGATGGAAGATGAGAAAGCCGCGGATTTAGTGGATGCTATTGCTGATAATATACAGGGGTTAAATGAAGATGACAGAAATATTGCCGAAGATATCATCACTAAAATCACTACTCATCCGGATTGGTAGAGAATAAAAATAACATACGTTTTCAAAAGCACTCTTAACGGGTGCTTTTATATTGCCTTTTCCGTACTGCAGGCGAAAAAGAACAGGTATTTCCGGTGTGGGGGATAAACCACGATAAAAAGTCGAAAGGAGATCATTATGACAAAAGAAGAGTTAAAGGCGTTGGGGCTGACTGATGAACAGGTTGCGAAGATTTCGGAGGATTACGGTAAAAATTATGTGGCTAAGTCACAGTTCAACGAAAAGAACGAAGCCCTGAAGAATGCCGAAAAAGAGAAAGGGGAATTATCAAAACAGATTGAGGGTTTAAAAAAGAACAATGACAGTAATGCGGACCTTAAGAAACAGATTGAGGCTATGCAGGTGGCTGCCAAGACTATGGAAACAGAACATGCTACGCAGCTTGCGCAGATGAAACTGGATGCGGCGGTCGAACGTTCTCTGACTGCGGCAAAGGCAAAGAACATTAAGGCTGCTCGCGCTCTGCTGGACTTGAAAGACGCAAAGCTGGACGAAAAAGGGGAAGTCGTTGGACTTTCCGACAAAATTAAAGAGCTGCAGAAATCAGACGCGTATCTGTTTGATGCCGTGGATAAACAGAAAAAAGAAGTGGATGGCATCCATCCCGGATCAGGTTCCGACGGCGGCGATGCGGCAAAACTGACTGTGCAGCAGCAATTTGAACAGGCATTAGGTATTTAATGAAAAAAGGAGAATTAAACAATGGCAATTAATACACTTGAATATGCAAAGAATTTCCAGCAGAGTCTGGATAAGCAAATGTTGGTAGGTGCGACTTCCGGATGGATGGAAGCTAATGCACAGAATGTAAAATACAACGGCGGGGATACGGTGAAAATGCCGGAAATCTCCATTGGCGGGCTTGCTAAGTACGACCGTGACAACGGGTTCAATCAGGGTGCTGTAACTCTGAAATACGCAGACTACAAATTAACACAGGATCGCGGGCGCACGTTTATGCTTGACGCTATGGACGTGGACGAATCCAATTTTGTGGCATCTGCCGGAAATGTTATGGGTGAGTTCCAGCGTACACAGGTTATCCCGGAAGTGGATGCGTTCCGCTACTCTAAGATCGCGGCTTTGGCAAAGGGCGCATCTCATGAAACGGCAACTTTCACGCCGGATAAAACGAACGTTCTGGAAAAGCTGGATGATGAAATCGCAAAAGTGCAGGACATTATTGGAGAAGGGGAACCTCTTGTTATCATCATGGCTACTCCGATCCGTACTATCCTGAATAACGCAAAAGACATTACTAAGTACTTGGATACGGCGGACTTTAAAGCCGGTGAAATTACCACTAAGGTAAAAACCTACAATGAGATTCCGATTTTGTCCGTTCCTTCTGCCCGCATGAAGACGGCGTATGTATTCAATGACGGCAAAACGGCTGGGCAGGAAAAAGGCGGATTTAAGCCGGATACTGCTGCAAAAGGAATTAACTGGATTATCATTGCCCGCCGTGCACCGATTGCGGTTTCCAAGACGGACAAGATCCGCATCTTCGAACCGAACGTGAATCAGAAGGCCGATGCGTGGAAGTTGGATTATCGCAAATTCCATGATCTCTGGATTCCGACAAACAAGCTGGCTGGTGTATGGGTTAATACCGGGGCGTAAGGAGGTAAATCATGGAAAGATTAACCAGATTGAATGAGGTGCAGTATGCAGAAAGTGATTTCCAGAAAGAGAAACTACTCAAAGAGGGATTCGTTCTTGATGAGGACTATGGCGATGATAATGATGCTGTTGCACTGGATAAGATGACCAAGCAGCAGCTCATTGATTATGCGGAAGCTAACGGGATTGATATTTCCGGTGCGGATACAAAAGCTGATATCATTTCTCTTCTCAAGGAGTAATTCTTATGATTGCCGACGTAAAAATCCTCATTAAAGGTGCGACAGGGTATGGCGTTAAAGATTCTGATATGGCATTGCTGGAATACATTTATCAGGGGGAAGTACAGCACGTTTTGAACAGCTGCAATTTGAAAGAAATCCCTGATGAGCTGCAGCACACTGTAGATGAAATGACAGCAGGCAGGTTCATGCAGATGAGCAAAGCGGCTATTTTAAGTGCTGATGAGCTTGATGTCGTAAAATCCATAAAAGAGGGAGATACGACGGTAGAGCTCGGTGGTACTTCGGCAGAACAGAGGCTGGATGCGCTGATTGCGTTATGGACAAAGGAGCGTGATTTGGGATGCTTCCGAAGGCTGCGTTGGTAAGATCAAGAAAAGCCATTGAAAGCCTGTATGCGGATACATGCAGAATTATTACAGAAAAGGATACTGTAGACCCGGATACGGGAATTGTAAAAACGGTAAGGGTGACATCTGCGGAGTACCCTTGCCGTATTTCTTACAAGAATTTACCCGCGACCGGCGGTGATGGCATTCCTGTTATAACACAGTCCGTTACTTTGTTCTTTTCTCCTGAAATTGATGTACCTGCAGGAGCCGATGTTGACGTGGTACGGCAAGGACGGCATCTGCATTTTAAGTCTGCAGGTGTATCTGCCGTCTATGATAATCATCAGGAAATCAGTCTGGAGCATCGGAAGGTGCACGATGGCTAATGTAACTATAGATTTCAGCGGATTTGAGAAACTGCAGAAACGAATTGCTGAATTGAATAGTTCCGCAATGGAAGAAGCCAAACGGCAAAGCATGAAAGAGATGGCAGCCGTATACCTTGCCGAAGCGAAAAGGGCTACTCCGACGAGAGGTATTGAAGTTAGACAGGTTAGTGAGAAAGAATATGAAAATAGCAGCATTGCTGAATATTCTAAAGTAAAAGATTTTAACAAACATGGAAAACTCAACAGTAGCGATGCGAAAGTTGCGTACAAGCACAAAGGGGAACGTAAATTCAAAATACTCCACAATTCTGAACATATGAAACGTTCGTGGAATGCCGGAGCTGTTGAGCAGAATGGCAGGGAATATAAGGTTAAAGTATTCAATACAGCATCTTACGCTTCTTATGTCAATGATGGCCACAGGCAACAGCCGGGAAGGTATGTTCCTATTCTTGGTAAACGATTGGTGGAAAACTGGGTAGACGGATTGAACATGGCAGAAAAAGCGGAGAAGGAAACGGAACGGCAATCTAAAAATATTTTGCGCCGAAATATAAACCGGGTGTTATTGAGGTACAGCACATGACAATAATTAATGAGGTAATCAAAGGCATCTCATCAAAACTGCATAAGCTGACTAAATATCCCGTGTATGTAGACGTAAAAAAGAATCATGTCGTATTTCCGTGCTTTTATCTGAAGCAGCTGGATCAGTCACAGGAGCTGTCTGTTGGTAACCGTTACTGGCAGGAACATAGCTTTGATATCTGGTTCATGCCGAATGCGGCCGATGAAACCAGCCA